GCAGATCACTGCCCTTCCTGTTGGTTTGTATGTTTGCGGCTTCCTCGACCTCAGCGGCACGCAGATCACTGCCCTGCCTGATGGTTTGTCTGTAGGCGGCTACCTCTACCTCCGCGGCACGCAGATCACTGCCCTGCCTGATGGTTTGTCTGTAGGCGGATATATCTACGCCCAGAACTGCACCCTTGTAAGCATTCCCAAAAGCCTGAAGGATAAAATCGTACGGTAATGGCCGCGAGTGTTACATCCGCGCGGGTATACCATCAGCATGTCAAGGGACCACTCTCCCTTACACAAAATAGCCTGGTATTGAAGCATCTCCGAGGGATTGGCCAGCCCCATACGATCAGGATGTTGCATAGAATCATAAATGCTCGCGGGTATCAGATTGACATTGTCAGCCTCCGCCGGTCAGTGACGAATCTATCGAAAACAAACCCTAAAGGAATCTGGGATAACGAATGGAACAGGCAGATGATACGAGTCGCCTTTACACGCGCATGCCCAATAACCCTGAAGACAGTTGGGTGGTACGAGCCACTTCCAACGCAACTAAATCTTTTTCAATCAACACCGGGCGTGTCATGAATGCAAATGGATATGTAGACGATGAGTTTCAGGCGGAGCGTAAGTCCAGGCGGGCTTTCATCGCTGCGAATCAATACAGGGCAGATCTGCGAGATACCCAGCTGGAAAGGGACATTCTTATCCTCGGTCTTCGGCAGCTGAAGAAAAAGTATGCCGGCAACGCGGAACTGCAGAGCGATATCGACAGCATCATAAAAGTTTCAAACACCAATATCTCTATCTAACCTATGAAAATTACACTTGTCGGCGAAGTCACCAAGGTGATGCCCGCCAGTCGATCGACAACAACAGGAAAGTGGAAGCAAGACTTCGTGCTTACCGAGACTGGAGCTTTTACCAACCACTTTATCATCCAAGTGCATGCCTTTACAGAAGCGGAGCTTGAAGATATATACATCAAGGGTCGGGTCGGGGCTGAAGTTACGTGCCACTGCTATCTGAACGGATATCGTTATAACCACAAGACTCACGGTGAGAGCCACGGGTTACGCTTGGTACTAGCCAAAATCGAACCCTAATGACCAGCGGTATCAGCTCTGTCGTGGTTGCTGCTGTAATGGCGATTATATTATCGGTGTTCCTGCAGCTGATCCTCCTCATAACCAACTGGCTTGAAGGAATGAGCCTCTACCGGTGGATGTGGTTTGCCCTGACGTGCTGGATATCACTCATGCACGGATCCTACACACTTGTACTATACGGAAACTATATGACCAAAAAAGCACATGAAAACAAACAAAGAACTACTGACAAAGAGAGATAGTCTCGAGGCTACCAATCACAATCTAATCGGCCACTTGTCTGGTGCTGTGCGGTATCGCTATGATAATATTAATCTACGGCCTCGTATGACAAAGTTCAACGACCTCCGCAAGTTTGCAGGAACCAGCCACTATACTTGGCTACTCGACGCTGGACACGGGGGCTTGCTGAATGGCAAGTACACCACGGCGCCGAATAAGATGTTCAAGTTTCCGGATGGCTTAACAATCTATGAGGGCGTGATTAATCGCGCTGTCACCGATCGACTTGCGACAATGCTTGAAAAGGAAACCATCAGCTTCCAGTATATCCACGATCCGGAAGAAGATACCGCACTCTCAGTACGAGTCATGCGCGCTGACGCTCACTCCAGAACACCAGGAGCAATTTACCTGAGTATTCACAGTAACGCTGGGGGTGGCGAAGGAAATGAGGTCTATACATCAAAAGGCCAAACCAACAGCGACAAGGTTGCCTCGATCATTTGTGATGCCTACGAGAAGCACTTTGGCAAGGCTAAAGGTATGCCCCTCCGCACCGAACTGACTGACGGCGACAAGGACAAAGAAGCTGACTTCTATGTCCTCCGCAAAACGGATTGTCCGGCGGTCCTGGTCGAAAATCTCTTCTTCGATAACAGAGAAGAAGCGAATTTCCTTCTCACCCCGATCGGCCAGGAAGCAATCGCCCTGTGCCTCCTCGAGGCTATCAAAACCTGTGAACTGAAACGCCCTTTCTAAACACTATGACACCGCAAAGCAGACCTATCAAGGTGCTTCCCATTGTCGAGCAGACCTCCAGACAGAGACGTGACATGTACTCCAAGGACAACGGATGCGTCGCCTTTGGCAACCCAATGGAATATGCCAGCAAGGTCACCAAAGAACGCGAACGTGCCCGGACTAAGTGGAGCATTAAGCAAGCCCAAAAACGTGCTGCCGCATGAGAACGAAGGCCAAGAAAAGCCCTGAAAACTTGGTTGCTCGGGTACCTCCTCCGCTATAAGTCGATCGGACGCACGCGGGCAGCAACGCACTTTGATGTGTGGAACCTGCCCAAGATCATCCATCAACTGAAAGCCAAAGGGTACAAGTTCCTCAAGAAAGGCACCGGAAAAGAGTTGACCTATACCATGATCGAGGATACGTCCTGAAGGCTCGGCATTACACGATAACAGATCACACGACCATAACCATACCTAAATACAAGAATGCCACGCATAAGAACGATAAAGCCGGATTTCTGGGATGATAAGAAAGTGGCATCCCTCGACATACCCGTACGCCTGCTGTTTATAGGCATGTGGAATTTTTCTGACGACTACGGAACCATAGACGCAGATCCTTCCTGGATCAAAACAAGAGTTTTTCCAAGAGACGAAAAGTTGCGGATTTCTGATGTCCAATCTTGGCTGGATGCCTTAGTGAATGCCCGGATGATAGAACCCTTCGAATACAACAACGAAGCCTTCTTCAATATCCGCACCTTCAATAGTCACCAGAAGATTGACAAGCCATCAAAGCCTTCCGTACCGATCGAAGATAAGCGTCGAATACTAGGCGAGTCCTCGACGACAGCTCAAAGAGTCCTCGACGACGGCTCCGCACTGTATAGTAAAGGAAAGGATAGTAAGGATAGTAAAGTAAGGGAGGGTACACACGCGCGAGCCGTTTCCGAGAATTACTCACAATCCACACTGCCAGAAATGATAACAGCCCTGACCGGCGACGAGATCTGGGTGGAAGCAATGGACAGTAGCCATAAGGGAAAAGACCTCCACCAGGCCATCAAGGAATCGTACGACTACATGCAGACGCTGCCGGCCAGGATGGCGAGCGCCGACCTGAACGACTGGAAGCGGCTTGTACAGTCCTTTCTCAGCAAGATGAAGGTGGCACAAGGCCAGGAAAAGAAAGCGACCAATACCGGCGTTCGGGTCGGAGAGACAAGGAGGGTGTATGCAAGCTGATCCGCAATTCCTCGTCGTCGACCTGTTCTGTGGGGCAGGCGGCACAACCACGGGCTTTGAATTGTCCGGCGTGGCCAAAGTGATAGCGTGCGTCAACCATGATCCTATTGCCATCAAAAGCCACTGGGCAAACCATCCAGAGGTAGAACATTTCGAAGAGGACATCCGCGTCACGGATCCGTACGGACGACTCAAACGGCTATTGGAAATGTACCGGGCGTTCTACCCAGAAGCCCTTATCATTCTTTGGGCGTCGCTGGAATGCACCAACTTCTCGAAAGCAAAAGGAGGACAGCCGCGTGATGCTGACTCGAGGACGCTCGCCGATCATCTGGACAAGTACATCCTGGCGTTGCAGCCCGATTACGTTCAGATCGAAAACGTGGTGGAGTTCATGGCATGGGGAGAGCTTGATGCCAACGGCAAGCCGGTTTCCAAAAAGAACGGCGCCGATTGGCTACGCTGGCGCAACCGCATGTGCACACTGGGTTACTACGACGACTGGAGAGAGCTGAACTCAGCTGACTTTGGCGCACTGACTTCGCGCAACAGGTTATTTGGATGCTTCGCGCGGCCAGAGCTGCCAATTGCCTGGCCTCAGCCAACGCATTCAAAGAACCCCGCTGCAACCTCGATCGTAGACCCTCTCAAAAAGTGGGAGCCGGTCAAGAAGGCCTTAGATTTCCAGGACGAAGGAAACTCGGTGTTCAACCGCAAGAAGGCCCTGTCCACAAAGACTATGCAGCGGCTGTTCATGGGTTGTGTTAAGCACATCGCCGGCGGGAAGAAGGCTTTTCTAAGTAAGTACTACTCGGGCAGCCCGATGGATAAGAATATATCCGTTGATGGGCCTTCTCTTGTCAGGAACAGCCTCGGCGTTGCCTTCATCACGAAAGCATTCTCAGCCAATTCGAATAAGTCATTGAACGCCGGTGTGTCGGTAGACGGGCTTTGCCCAACTATATCGGTGCAGAACCGGCTGGGGATCGCCCAAGTGACTTTCATTGATCAACGAAATGGATCGGGAGAAGATCGTAGCAAATCTGTAGATGACCCCGCGAAGGCCTTGACTTCTACCGGCGGAAATCAGCAGTTGGTTTTCATTTCAAAGTACAATGGCAGCAACGGCGGCAGGCACGACAATTCGCACAGCATCGAGCAGCCCGCAGGAACGGTGACCACCGTGGACCGGATGAGCAAGGTTACAGCGTGCTTCATCGATAAGAAGTACTCAGCTGATCACAACAACCAGTCGATCGAGGAGCCGGCCGGCACCATTGTCACCAACGACAAGCACAGTCTGGTGACTGCCGACCGATGGCTGATGAACACCAGCTATGAGAATGTTGGATCATCACTCGACGAGCCCTCGCCGACTATTACCGCCAGCCGCCGCCATCACTACCTTGTTAATCCGTCATGGGGTGGGCACTCAGGATCGGTCGATATGCCATGTCCCGTTGTGATCGCTCGCCAGGACAAAGCACCGCTATACCTGATTAACTGCGAAGAAGGACCGGTATCCGTGCCCGTGTACGAGGATGATTGCCAATGGACTGTAAAGCTCAAAGAGTTCATGGCCGTCTACGGCATATCGGATATCAAAATGCGAATGCTGAAGGTGCCCGAACTGATCAAGATTCAAGGTTTCCCAGAAGGGTACATCCTCCACGGGAATCAGACCGATCAAAAGAAATTCATCGGTAACGCGGTGCATCCCTTCATACCCAAGCATTGGCCCCGCGCACTTTCAAAACGAATTAAACAAGCAGCCTAAACCACATGGAAACAAACCATCAATTCAAGCCAGGGGATTGTGTCGCCTGTCGGCACCATGGTCACGTTGCTACCGTCCTGAGTTCAGAGCTTTTCTTCGACGAGGAATTTGTGACTATTGAGTTCATCGACGGGGTTGATAAGAAAATAACCAAACTACCAGCGCACCGACTCGTCCACAATCAACTAACCTTATTCTAATCATACCATGACACCATCAGAATCATCTCAACAAACGCAGGCACCATCAGTACACAATCCCGGCCCGTGGCAAATCGTGCAGGCCCCCATCCCTGCAACTGAGGCACACGTTGCTTTTGCCATTGCCGATGAAATGCAAGCAGAGGAAAATCGCAGCTTCATTACCGGCGACCTAATATGCCTGGTAAGCCCGCGCGACAAAGTCAATGACCAAGACATGGCAAACATGCAACTGATTGCTGCGGCTCCGAGGATGCTCGACGCACTCACACTCGTGCGGGATTATATGCTCGGCGGCGGTTGTTCGGTCGACATGTGGGCAGTAGTCGAAGGAGCCATAAAGCAAGCCCTCAACAGGAATGATGCCGGTGCCCAGGTGCAAAGTGAGCTCGAACAACTCCGCGCATGGAAACAACAGTCCCTGGAACTCCACCGCAAGTGGCAGGCCATAATGGACTGGGCACAGACACAACCTGACATACCGCTGGGTGGAAGTATAGCTGACTACGTACTCGACAAACTGATCGGCCCCAGATGACTGCCATGAAACAGTTCCTAACAGAGATTGATGCCATCGATCCAGCAACCGGAGAGATGCGCAAATGGTGTGGTCCTAACATCCAGGCATTGACGTGGTCGATGGCAGAAGAGCACTGCCATAAGAATGGCCTCGGCTACTGCAGGGTAATTGGCGAACTGATCGCCGAGATACCATGCAAGCCAGGCACGACCGATCCTGATTTCAGTGGCCAAATCAATTACGACAACCTAAACTAAACCATGAAAACTACAATCACAGTCACCCGGGTCTCCAACGGATTCATTTTCGAAGGGAAGAACCAAAGGAAAGTTTTCGCCAACGGCGAGTCAGCTGCTGAAGATCTTATTGAAGACCTGCGCCGGACGCTGATCTCCTTGGATGTTGACAGAGCACAAACAATTACCATTGAACTGGGACCAGTGATATATGCAGCAGGACACTAGCCTACGGTTCGGCAATCGCCAGGCTCGGGTCAATGATCTGGGCCTCGGCAAGCTACCTCCACAGGCATTAGATATGGAAGAAGCAGTGCTTGGCGCCATGCTGCTGGAGAAGTCAGCACTCGATGTACTCGACTCTCTCCGTCCCGAAGATTTCTATGTCGAATCCCACAAGGTGATCTACCAGGCCATCCAGGAACTGTTTGTAGCAGGTTCGCCAGTGGATATGCGTACCGTAGTAAATCAGCTACGTAAATCCGGAACCCTGGATAAGATCGAGGGCACCTTCTATATCGCTGAACTTACATCAAAGGTGTCCTCCGCCGCTAACGTGGCCTACCATGCAAAGATTGTACGGGAGATGTCCATGCGCCGGGCCATCATCGAGATGTGCTCGAACTTGCAAACCAAAGCGTATGAGGATACGGAGGATGTCTTCGACCTGATCGGCGCCGCCCAAACCATGCTCATCAGCGATTCGCTTGCAGCAGGATCAGGATCTTTCAAGACTCCCCAACAGGCCTACATGGAGTTTATAAACAATCTCCAAGCCCGTAAGGACAAGGATGTCACGGGCGTGCCATCAGGTTTCAAAAAGGTAGACAGGATGACGGCCGGGTGGCAGGTTGGCGACCTTGTGATTATCGCCGCGCGCCCGGGCATGGGAAAGACTGCCTTTGTGGTTTCAGCCTCTGAGAATGCCGGGGTGCCAGTGGCGATCTTTTCGCTGGAAATGACCGGCATGCAACTCACTGAGCGGCGCGTGAGCGGCGCGTACGAGATCGACAACTTCAACCTCCGCCGGGGGCGCCTCACTGAAAAGTCATGGCAGGACTTGACCCGCGATGCGATGAATATTTCCGGAAAGCCTGTCTACATCGATGACACCCCGGCCCTTTCAATCGCCGACCTCCGCATCCGCGCGATACGGATGAAAGCCCAGCACGGCATTGGGCTGATCATCGTCGACTACCTGCAGCTCATGAAGGGTATCGGCCACAACAGGGAGCAAGAGATTTCGTCGATTAGCCGCGGCCTCAAGGCCCTGGCCAAGGATCTCGGTATACCTGTGCTTGCCCTCAGCCAACTCAGCCGGGCAGTCGAGACGCGCGGTGGAGACAAGCGACCGCAGCTCAGCGACCTCCGCGAGTCCGGCGCCATCGAGCAGGATGCCGACACTGTGGTCTTTCTGTACAGGCCAGAGTACTACGGAATCACCGTCGACGAGAACGGTATGCCGACGGCCGGAAAAGCAGAGATCATCATCGCAAAGCACAGGAACGGCTCTACCGAGGCAGTCTGGATTGACTTCGAAGCCAAGTATACCAAGTTTCTGGAAGCGCCAGAACAATATCACCCAGAGATCGATTCGCGCCCACTTACACCATTATCAAGAAACAACGATCAACCATTCTAAATCTATGCAACAATTTCTTACAGATAAACACTCGCTCCTGACACTGACCATTATCATTATGGCGACCTGCTTTTGTGTGATGCTGATCCATAGCGACTTCCGAGATATGATTTGGGATTGGATGACATCACTTTGGAAAAATCGGAAGTGGCCTTTGCCACCAGGTGCTACCCGAGAAGATTTAGGCCAACGCCCCCGGCACGAGTTCAAGTGTGAAGACTGGTACGTCTCCCTATCTGAAACCGATCATGGTGCATTGATGTACCTTCGGAGTCGGCGGGGCCGCAGATTCCTCCCCTCTGTGAACCCGCTCGGGGATACGGCGGCGTTTATGACCGGAGTCCATGGTGTAAAGTGGAATCACAATTCTGGAACGTACTATGGTTGTTTCAGACACCGGAAAGGAGAGAGACGTGGATAAAAATAGCATTTCTGCATACTACTCTTCAGGACTACGCGCATACCAGAATTTGGATGGTGGATTGTTTCTGCAGGAATTGAGCGCTCCGTTTCAAAAATATGAGACTGATGTACCGTCTGAGTTCTGGCACGCCCTCCGCGACTACCAGGACGAGCAGAGGAAGAAAGGGGAGCCGATACTGATCGGTACAAAGGATAGAATGAACTTTCTTTCAAATGACTACGACACACCGGATATGCAAGTGCAGTTCAGTTACGAAGGTGTTGGCGCTCCGTGTGTTTATATCTTCGGCACGAATAACTACCACGCTATTTTTGCGCATGCGAAGTTCACCAACTTCCGCTGGAGGCCAGGACACGGACCTATTAAAACACAGGTCCCAAAATCAAGGAATCCACCCCCGCCACCTGAACCGAAACCGTTACAATGGAAGCAGATGGACCCGGATGGGCACACCGCTAAAATTATAAATGATCTTTACGGACCGAAGCATGCTCATGACATCAATGTCGCGAGCATAGAGAAAGGAGGTAGCCAATGCCCTTAAAACTTTGCTTTAACGGCGTGCCACTATTTCGCGGCAAATGCCCAATACATCGAGTAAAATACTCAATCGCAAAAGACTACACCTGCTCGGTCTATCTGTACTGCGCTGAGTGTGTAAAAGAAAAACGGAAAGGAGGTAGCAATGGGTAACTGGAATAATAAAAGCGGAGTTCCATGCGACGATCTTTGTGCTTCATTTGAATGCGGATGTCTTGGCGATAAAACATGGAAGGAGCGCCACGCGAAAGGGGTACCAGTGAAGCTTTATATGACTGATGAAGACTTTAACAAGCGCATGGCTTGGTATGAGCTCGACACAGAATTTGATGATAATATGCACCTAATCAGTGGGGATGACGAACCGTACGTTTACGCTTTGACAGAAACCGCAGATGTCGCTGGAAGTTTCTGCAACTTCCGGTACAAGGAAAAAGGAGGTAGCCATGAGTAAGCCTCAGGCATTCAGACCCGCATTCTATGCGACCTGCTATCAGCAACTGCAGCAGATTGCACGTGATCACGGATACAACCTCCTCATTCACGGATCCATGAACAGGGATTTCGACCTGGTTGCCGTGCCCTGGGGAAAGGATCTTTTGGATCACGGCGCGATGATCAAGCGATTCGCCGAGGTGTTGGGAGGCAGCATTCTGATGCACTCCTCGACCGAGATGTGCAACGAGATGGGGCACGGCCGTCTCGGCTACGTCATCGATCTATACAGATTCGACAAGGAATATACCGACCATCAGTTCTACTTGGACATCGCGGTATTTCCAGGGAAGTCATCAAAACCGGTCCCGCCAGCGCCTCCACCTGATCGCATTTTCCAGCAAAGCTTCTGGAACGACATCAGCCAAATCTTCCGACGCCCGCCGTGCTAAGGCACAAGGCCATCTACCTAAAACACTTTGGGTTCGACGAGGGGGACTTCATCCCTTGTGAGGTCTGCGAATCAGCAGCCACCGACATACACCACATCAAAGCCCGCGGAATGGGCGGCGACCCGCAAGGGAAGCGAGACGTCATAGAGAACCTTATGGCTCTATGCAGGGTGTGCCATGTCGAATACGGCGATATCACTGATCTCAGACCTATGCTGATACAGATACATCAAGCCAGATTAAAAAGAATCGCATGAGCAATAAAGAAAAACCCTGCTACGAACTGGACAAAAAATGTCAGAACGTACACGCCTGCTGGGACGGGCCTTGCCTATTCCCAAGCAAAGTCAAACGACTCGAATCGAAATCCTCGCTCGGACCTCCACATCCAGGTAAGATATTGATGGAAAACCATCTGCCGGCCATCGGTCTCTCTCGAACCCAGCTCGCACTGCGAATGCACGTATGCCGGCAGACTGTACATAACCTGGTCAACCAACACAATGGAGTGACCGCGCAACTCGCATGGAAGTTGGCAGACGTCTTCAATACGCCACCGGAGTACTGGATGAACCTGCAAACAACATTCGATTTATGGATTAATAAACCAGTAAAGAAAAGATAGTATGAAAACAGACAAACCTATGGTAGACCCCAAAACTTGGGACGATTTCAGATCTACAGGACTATTCCTGTTTATAAATTCAATTCTACATGCCTTTGGATGGGCGATCGTCGTAGAGATTGATGAGGATGGCCGGGCTACGAAGTCTTTCCCAGCAAGGGTGAGATTCCGGGGCTTTGACGAGGCGAGCCAAACGGAGGCACATGAAAAGATAGCAAAGTATCTAGCAAGTGAAGCACCCCAATTTCCAAAAGAAATAGACGTATGACCGAAGAACAAAAGAAAGCCATCGACGCCTGCAAGGATCAGGCAGCGAAGGAAATACACGATATGCCTTGGAAGTGGTGCGAGAAGCATCTTCTGGCGCCCGGTATCGTGAAGATGACAGACCGCGCCATGCAGCTCTACGGCGAGCAGTGCCGGCCTAATTGGATATCGGTAAGCGAAGAAATGCCACCGGTTGACGAGCTTGTGTTCGGGCATACACCCCACTACAAAATTGACGGTGGAAGCTATCAGGCTGTATACCTGCATACAAACGGATCGTTCATATCGCACACAAGCGGTAAGAAAGTTTTTGTAGGATCATGGATGCCAATACCGAAACTAACCCCCGCCCCGGCGGTAACCGGGAGATAGAGAGATGGCAGCAGGTGAAAGAAATCCAAACGGCAAACCAAAAGACATAGTGAGGCACTACACCAGGAATATGGCTACAAGGGTGTCGGTTTGTGGACGTGTAAGGCCTGGGTACGTTACTGATGATACATCGGATGTCACTTGTAAGCAGTGTTTAAAAAATCAATTTTATAAGCCATGACCTTCGCAGAAGCATTAGACACCGCCGCCGATAATAAAGGCTTTGGAACTTGGCAGCACATGATTGAAACGGCCGATTCTCTGGACATTTCCGATGCCGCAAAAGAAGCGTTCGAAATAGTGGAACGTTCAAAGCAAAGTAAATTGACCTTCGCAGAAGCAAAAGACCAGGTGGCCATCAACATGACGAAGCCGGAGAATGGATGGCGTTATAGAAACTTTGAAGACCTAATCGAGTGGGTTGTTGAAGGTTGGGACTCACCACAGAAAGTAATCGATTGCGTCGAAAAAGCTGCATCGCTTGTGATCGCCCATGAAGAGTGGTATTCAACAGATGGGGATAACGTTCCTGATCCTGGAATTAATGTCCTTCTATATTCCGAGAGCGCCATGTACTATGTTGTGGGTTACTGGGATCAGGAGGAACAAGAGTACCGCAATGGAAGCGGGGGGCCACATCTATATTGCCAGCCGAGCCATTGGAAAAAACTAAACGCGCCAGAGAGATAACAACCCGCGCCCAGGTCAGGTCGCGCGAAATTTTTCAGAACCTCAAAAACCGCATCCCGGATATTATGGAAGCAAGAGATAAGACACAGATTGATGCGGCGCTCAGCGCCCGCCGGAAGGCCATATTCGTTTTTCGGGATAGGTACGAGTTAAAGATCCATCCCTATAAACGGTTCATCCAGAACAAGGCGCTTGACTCCGGACAGAACATCCACCAGGCGGCAATAGCCCTGGTCAACTACGTGAAGGATCATGATGATGACGGGACCGCCCAGATGCTCATCTATGCCGCGCTCGCTGAGCTGATCAGCCCGCCAGATTAGTTTCCCAACCGACCCATCCAGTTTCCCGGGCTACAAACCGACTCGACCCAGTGGGCGTTTAAGAAAGTAGGACCGCGAGGTTTTTATTTTGATTAATTTTTGGTGACCGCGAGGGACCGGCTGGACCGGTCCCTTTTTTATATTTGGGCATGTTCCCCATACATGAGCCCGTCGATGAATGGTTGATCACTCTTACAGAGATTGTTCCTGGTACTGGGCCGGATAGTCCTGACTGTATTCTCAACGCGCACAAGTTCAAAACCATTGCAGAGCTGCGCATCCATCTGCAGCGAAACTACAGCGTCGCGAAGTTCCTTCAATACGATCTGCCCTACCCCGGACCGGAGAAAGTCGCAAACTTGATCGGCCGAATCACATTCATGTACAGAGATCGATACCGCCGTCAGACGTTTGAGTTTGACTCAGCGCGTGACTTCGCCGCCTTCCTCGATCACTACCCGGTACTATCCGCGGCGGTTGGGTACCAGCCTAAGCCCGGCGAGTCACCCGCCCGGCAATAAATCCCATGAACGCACAGAAGCCACCGAATATGATGAAGTCCCACCAGGTCGGTCGTTTACCCTTTACCTCAAGGGTGGTTTCGGTTTTAACATAAGCAACCTGCACCCCTCCCGTTTCCAGGTCGTACGAGAACCGGCCGTCAAGGCTCGCCATTCGAAGATGTACGGGCAGGTCGTACCTTTTCCCCTCCACAGTCAAGGGCACCTTATAAGTCGTATCCTTGCGTATTTCCGGGCATACTGTATTCTGAATGTCTTTCACCGTTTCACCCGGTGGCCGCGGGCGCTTCCCACGAGCACCACCCGAAGGCTGCGAGCTCTCAGGTTGACGTGTCGCAAGGAACTCCGCGCATAGCACACCGAGCCTGGATGTGTCGACCGCCGGCACGTACACCAGCCGGTCTTGGATCCGCTCAATCCACATCGTGTCCCTGACGATCTTCTGAATCGAATTAACCTCCGCGCCTTTGGCGATGGCTTGGTCCAGGTGCCACTTGGCGAGCTCAGCGTGCTTTTGGGCTGACCTGCACCCTGCGCAGGCGATGGCCAATATGATCAGAAAGTTTCTCATTGGTATTTTGTGTATCGTTCGACTGCTTCAAGTATTGATTTCTTTAAGGACCGCGTCTCCTCCAATGCCTTTTCCACGTACATCTCCGTGTGGGCTCTGGATCCCATATGCCACTCTGTCAAGGCTAAATTCAGTAAGCCCTCGATGCGACATACCCAGGGTAGCAGGTCGATGTGATAGACCTCTTTGATAAGCTGCACCAACAACTCGCGATTTCGCCACCCCCACCTTAGTACCATTACGGTACATAACAGACAGACAAAGAAGCCTGAAACAAATCCCCAGAAGAAACTCACCGACGCTAATATCATTGCGCTTCATACCTCCGTTTTAAAGTTGTCTGTTCGCCAGGACCGCGCTGCCAAGCAACGCGATGATAAAGCCCCCGAGGGAACCCATAACACCGATGTGATCTTCGTTGAAGACCACCGACCATATACCCGCCAGGACAATCCCGCGGCCCGACCATAGGATCAGGATGATCATCACCATGATAAGCCCGTCTTTAAGGTTGGGCTTTTGGTCGCTATCCTCCACCAGGTTGCGCAGCCAGTCAGTGAACTTTGGGAACCGCCAGCACAGAATCAACACTATCGGTTCGATGCCGTGGAGATTGAACACCGCTATACACATCAGTACAATCCTCCACGGCTCTTGATGTGCCCAATAGCTGTACGGTATCTTATCGATGACCTGAGCAATGACCTGGAGTGAATCAGTTTCCATTCTTTACCTTGTCGGCTTTCACTACAAAAATCTTTATCCCGCGCTCGGAGTAGAAGTATATACTATCCTTATACGCCCGCATCTCGACAAGAGGGAACGTGCAATCTTTGGTCATACAGGAATCCACGGGGGGTGTCGGAGGATCAGGTATCGTTAAGTCTTTAGAATGGTCTAACATCCATTGCCACCAGGTTAACGGCATGTCAACCCATTTAAAAAGAACGGCGCCGTCCATTGTGGTGGCCGATATCTCAACCGCAGCTTTTCCACTAGCATCATAGGTCATCGTCCATGAACTATGCTTCAGCCCTTTGTAAATGGAAATTTGCCCGCGCGTTGGCGCCAGGCGTTGAAGGGCCGCGACAAATCGAGTCTGGGCTCCTGGTGTGTTAGCGCCGTAGTCAAGTTCCCCTGCAAAACACCACACATATTGATTATTATCAACGATGCGCTTTACATTCGGAATCGCGCCGTCGAGGTTGGTGGCCATCGGCGTTATGGTGCTGAATAGCTTATACTCCTCCGAGCCCTCGTTTATTAAGTCTCGGATCATATAACCGCCAGAAGATAGTCCGGCAATGTGCAGAGAGCCTTTGTTGATAGTCACGGAGTATTGGGAGAGCGCCCACCGGACGAACGGCGAAGCCTTGCCCCATCCGTTCGCGTCCTGAGGGATCAGGACAATGAATCCAACTTCGTTTTGCCGGAGCCATGAAGCAATATACTTGCTGCCCATGGCTGTAAGAGAAGTAAGGGAGCCGGCTCCAATCTCGCCAAGACCATTCCACCAAATCAATGTTGGAAACTTTTTAAAACCGTCGTAGTCGTTAGGTAGAAATTCGATGTATCCGTTCGGACTTCCATCGGTTCCTTTGACAACCTTTCGTTCCTTCATCCCGAACACTATGCACGGGAGTATCAGAAGGGAAAATATGAGAGATCTTTTCATAAATTGGAATTAAAATATTTCGTGGTATAAAGCAGTGCCATAAGGGAGCTGAGGGATATGAACAGCATCAATCAAAGGCACAAAAGAATCAGTATCGAAGAGGTGATTATCCGGGTAAGTCAAGGAATCACACAGTTGGCCAGGGTCAGTACCTTCCACAGCCCGCACATTGGCTTTATATGTAGCATTTCGAGCGATACTGTTGTTAATCCGGCATACCCAAATAGGTAGCGTAGTCATTGACAAATCAGTTCGGAAGGCATTAAAAACAGCTAATGTGTTCGCGTGGAAGGTGGTTTGATTTGAATTGGCGGCCGTGTTTGCATCCTCCTCGCCTTGCATCCAGATAAGACCTTTTTCTATCGTGCCGGGCGGAAGCGTAGCGGTTGCGGGTATATGAAAAAAGTTTTTGCCGCGCTGGTAACATCCATTAACGGTCGTTGGATCCCAGTTAGGCGTTACCGTGTTCGATACTGCTGAACTGCCAACCGCAAACTTTACAATGAATAAGACGTCGTTAGGATGGTTTTTTTCAAACAAGTAAGCGAGCGCAATCTCA